CTGTTTTGTGCAAAACAGTCCCCACAATTAATTATTGACTTAATCAATAATTAACCGAACCGTAAACCGGTTCGAGTTCGGGAGGTTTGATTTTTATGAGTGATATTTTAGTAACGGTTGACGGTCAGAATTTACATATCACGCAAGCGCCGAAAATCGCGGCTCAGGGCGTCAACGAGAATTATCTCGTTTTATCTTTTGACTCGTCGTGGAGCGGTTTCGGAAAAGCCGCTTTATTTTATCGTGAGGAGGACGAGGATACAGTTTATGAGTCCGCCGTCGATGGAACCGGCCGGGCGCTCGTGCCGCATGAAGTGACGGATCAGGACGGGAAAATTTGTTTTGGTATTTGCGGAGTAAAAGACGAGGTCGTTTTTACGACCGAAATTTTAAAGTATAAGATTGTCAAGGGCCGGTATACGGCCGGACAAGAAACGTCGCCGCCGACGCCAAATATTTACGCTCAAATGCTCGCGATCGCCGGAACGATTACGACGGATTTCGCGGTAATGACCGAACAGGTAACTAATATCGTGGCGGCTAATACGACTAATCTATCAGGGTGGCAAATAGAATCACAAATTGAGAACGTATCTCAATCAAACAGTTACGGGATATCGGCAGTATTTACCGTTCCAGTTAATTGTATCATCCTCGAGGCGTCGTATCGAGATAATACGAGCAGTTTAACGCCGTGGTTAACTGAGGGCGTGAAAATATGGAAAAATAGTAATACCGAGATCCAGGTCCAGGTTGATGATTATATGACGAGCGGGACGGCCGATATTAAATTAACGTACGCCTGGTCTAATGCGGTCGCAATTACTGAGCTAACAGATATTCGTATCGGCGCCGACGGTACGGTTTACGGAACAGCGGGCGCGGCGGTCCGGGGACAAATTAACGCGCTTAAAAGTCAATTAATTTCCGTTTCTGAAAATGAAATTGATACTATTATTTCGTAAATAAATGGGGTGCGAATAATGAGTTATTTAGATAATACTGGATTAGCGTATTTTTATAATGCAATAAAAGATAAATTTATAAGTACGTTATTTGATGAGTACGAACAGGAGTGGGTTTGTTGGGGTACAACAGCTAACCCTAAAGGTTGGAGAATTGGTTATTATGGAACGAGTAACGGTACGTATGCGTCCAGTAAAAATTATATGTGTAATTCACATAGAATGTTTATTTACGGAGCCGATTACGTTGAAGTTATTCCACCCGTTGGACACGGCGTTAGAGTGTATATGTGGCGAGGAGACACGTTTGTAGGATATGAGGGGTATAGTGATTATGGAAAATCTTTAAAAGTGAAAATTAACCCTAATTATTCATACGCCTTCGCATTAAACGGTTTTAATAAAAACTCGGACACTTTTATTACTGACGAATTTATTTCCACAATTATCCTTAAAAAGTATAGATTGCAAACTCCGCATTATGTCCCAACACCGAATACACAGTTTAGCGAACCTTGTTACGTCGTACCGAAAATGATGTACAGTGATGTAATTTTTAGGGACGCATATTATTACGAGGGGGATATCTACAACAAGACGCAAGGATTGTGCTCAGATGGCAGATATTTGTATTATCCTTTACGTATTGGAGACAGTGGGATCAGCATTATCAGAAAATACGACTTGATTAATAAGGAGGTCGTGCTTACGCACATTCCAATTGCTAATTATGGTCATTGTGAAGATTTATGCTTCATGCCGAAAGAGTTTTCAGGGTTTGATAACAATGCCGTTGACAGAATTTTGATTAGTGATGCGAATCGGCAACATGGAAGCGGTTGTTATTGGACTGTGTTAAATGCAGATACTTTAAAGTATATCGGAGAATATGCTTCCGACACTCTCATCGATACAAATGTAGCGACATACTGGCAAGGTGCTATTAGAATGACGTCAAACCTCAGCCGTGGTAAGTATGTATTAGAGGGCGGTAAGGATGTTAATGGTACTCATATTCGTTATTTAGCGGTGTTCGATAAAGACGGTGGAACCGCTGAAAAGTTAATAACATTTGAACGAATAGCAGGAACGCAAGGCGGGATTAGTTGTGACGATCAATATATTTACCTTACACGATATGCGAGTACAGAAGAAACCGATGTATTTAATATTTATATCTACGTTTTCGATTGGGATTTAAATATTGTTTGTAGAGGTAATATCGATCAAATTGCATGGGAATTTGAAGGTATTTGTCATGTCGGGAGTGATATTTATTTTTCATGGATCAAGGATTCTACAGAAAAAGGTGTTATTTTCTCTAAAGCCAAAAGTATAAACGGCTATTATCCATTATCTACCTCAAAACCGTTTACAACATACGTAGGTTTTATTAATTTTGAAACTTTAATTTAAAGGTTGTTTTATATTTTTTGTTGTGGAGGTGATTATATGGCCGGTCCGAGACAGCCGATCGAGCTCGTAATCGCTAAAGGTAATAAGCATTTAACGAAAGCCGAAATTGAGGATCGCCGGCGGACGGAATTAAAACCGTTGACCGGTGATATTTCTCCTCCGGCTTTTCTTACGAAAAAGCAGAAACAGGAGTTTAATAAAATTTCCGGTCAGCTCCAGGAGCTTAAAATAATGAGCGAGACGGACGTCGATACACTCGCGAGGTACGTCGTCGCGAATGGCTTTTATATTAATGCCGTGAAAAAGCTCAGATCGAAAGAGGTCCGGAATGATCCGGAGCTTTTCGAGTCCTGGTTAAAGATCCAGGAAAAAATGTTTAAACAGGCGCGACAATGCGCGAACGATCTCGGGTTATCTATTTCGAGTCGGTGTAAATTGGTCGTCCCGGCGACCGATAAACCGGAAGAAAAACCGAATAAATTTAAAAAGTTCGAGAAAAGGCCGGTAATTAATGAGTAATACCGGTTACGCTCCCGTATGGGATCGGGTTACTCGACACGCGAGCCGGGTTGTATCCGGTGAGGAGATCGCCGGCGAATTACATTATCTCGCGTGTAAACGTCATTTAGACGATCTAAAACGTCAGAATACGGACGAGTTTCCGTATTATTGGGATCCGGATAAGGCCGCCGAGGTTCTCGATTACGCCGAGACGCTTACGATCGCCGAGGGTGCAGAGCCGCGGCCGGTTAAACTGATCGACTCTCAGGCGTTCGATATCGGTTGTACGTTTGGATGGTTTAAGACGGCGAATAATAAACGCCGGTTCCGTCGTCGATATAAGTCGATGGCGAGGCAAAACGGGAAAACGTTCGAGAACGGCATCCTGGGTACTTATATCGCCGGTTTCGGTGGCTATAATTACGGAAAACTGTTTACCGTTGCGACTAAGAAAAGACAGGCCCGCCTCGCCTGGGAGGAAATGAGTAAATTTATTACGATCGATCCGGATCTCGGCGAATTTTTCACAGTAAAAGATTATAAGTCGGTTATCGAGTGCCTGGATACGTATTGTACGATTGAGGCGCTCAGTAAAGAGGCCGGCCTCGACGACGGTTTCCGATCGATTTACTCCTCGATTGACGAAATACATCAGCATAAAGACAATAAAATATACAAGGCGTTATATAACGGAACGAGGTCTCTCCCGGAGACGCTTGTCTCGATGATAACGACGCGCGGCGATCGTCTTAATTCATTCTGTAAAGAAATGGACGATTACGCGATTAAGATCCTCCGCGGTTTAGCGACCGCCGAGGATTTTTTTGTCGATATTTACTGTTTGGATCCGGGAGACGATCCTTTTAATCCGGATACCTGGATAAAGGCTAATCCGTTTTTATGTCAGACGGCCGACGGTATGACGACGCTGAAAACAGACGCGCAAACGGCTAAAGATATGGGAGGTTCAGATCTCCGGGATTTTCTTACGAAATCGCTTAATATGTGGGTCGAAAATACGGACGACTCGTTTATTAATTCCGAAAAGTGGTCGAAATGCGGATCAGATCGAACGTTAAAAGATTTTGCGGGGCGTCGTTGTTGGGTAGGTCTCGACTTATCAAGCGGCGGCGACTTGACAACGATCGCGCTCGAGTTCGACGATACCGACGACAAAGTTTATTTTTATTCTCACTCGTTCATGCCTCGCGGCCGGCTCGAGGAGCATATCGAGACGGATCTCGCGCCTTATGACTTATGGGAACAACAGGAATTAATAACCGTAACCGGCGGATCCGGTGATTTTAAAAACGATTATAAGTTTATCATCAAGCATTTACGCGAGCTAAAAGAGGAGCATAATCTCGAGTTTTTAGGGATCGGGATCGATCCACATAATGCCGACGGGATCCTCGCGGATCTCGAGGAGTTCGGTTGTCCGGTCGTGATCGTCGTCCAATCGGCGCGGTCACTTAATGACGCGACGGTCGATATTCAGCTCCTCATTAAGTCGGAAAAAGTCGAGTATAACCGTAATAACGAGCTTTTAACCTGGTCGTTTGCTAATGCTAAGGTGGTTAGAAATAGTTTTGATGAAATCAAAGTTGATAAACGGCCCGGTCAGCGCTTTAAACGTATTGACGCGGTCGACGCGTGTATTGACGCGCACTCGATCAAACTTAAATCGCAAACAAAAGAAGGGGTCGATGTACAGAGTGAGCTCGAGAAATATCTCGAGGCTATGGGATGGAAAACGTAATGAGGAGGTGATCCGATGGATAACATTTTGCAAGGCACAACGCCGACGATCACGATCTCGATCGATCCGACGGATTTCTCCGTCTCGGACGTGATCGCGCTTGAATTTACGACAAAGCAGAAAAATAATATTTCTGTTTATGGTCTCCAGGACGTAACCGTCGATACGAATGCGAATACCGTCTCGTATACGTTTAGTCAGGCCGAAACGCTCGCATTTATACCGGACGTTTTACTCTCGGTCCAGTTGCGTTTTATGTTTGCGGACGGGAGTATCGTTGGTACTAATCGCATGAATTTTAATATCGACGATCTGATTAGCTCGGAGGTGTTAAGTCCATGAGTACATACCGGACGGTAACGGTTACGCCGACGCTCTCACAGAATAGTGTTACGGTCTCGCCTACTCTATCAAATAACGAGATTAGCGCGACCGCCGGGGCGGTTAATGAGATCGAGGTTAATAACACGTCGAATTATAATTTACTCCAAAATAAACCGCAGATCGAAAGCGTGGAGTTACTCGGTAATAAAACGTTTAACGATTTAGGATTATCCAATATTTCTAATATGCAGATAGAGCAGATACTTAAAAATTAGAGGTGTTAAGATGTCTCAAATAAATTTTTTAGATGAAAACGGCCTTTTATATTTATGGCAGAGATTAAAGACAATTTTCGCGACCGAAAACGATCTCGCGGCGATCGAGAGCACAGTCTCCGGATTAGTCGCGGCCGGTGGTCAGGCGAACGTAATCGAGACGATCCAGGTTAACGGGGCCGCTCAGAGCGTTACTAATAAGACGGTTAATATTATCGTGCCTACAAATAACAGTCAGCTCGCAAACGGCGCCGGATATCAGACGGCCGCTCAGGTAACGAGCGCTATTGATGAGGCGATCGCCGGGGTGAGTCAGTTTAATTTTGAGGTCGTTCAGACTTTACCGGCGACCGGAACGACCGGAACGATTTACCTCGTACCTATTACCGGCCGGACAAACGCGTATAACGAATATATTTACGTCGGCGGCTCCTGGGAACAGATCGGGACGACGGATATCGATCTCTCCGGATATGTCCAGGCGACCGATCTCGTACCGATCGCAAACGCGGAGATTGATACAATACTCGCCTCTTAATTGAGGAGGTGAAACGATGAAATATCTCAATCCCGACGGACTCGCGTATTTTTGGAAAAGTATAAAGGTCCGGTTTAAGGCAATCGAAAATCAATTGCCAAGCGCAAGCGGTTACGAGTACAACACGACGACCGGCGCGTTAGAGTTATGGAGTCAGGATTTAAATAACGTCGTAAAAACCGGATTTTATAACGCTATGACGTGCCGTAATGCGAAATACAATTATAGTACGTTAATCGTCATTGGTTATTATCTCGCCGGTTATTGTACTCAGATACAGACCGACGTAACGACCGGAAATATGGCGATCCGTCAGCAGATTAATTATAGTTGGTCGCCGTGGAAAGTGGTTAATGTATCTTAAATAAGGGGTGATAATTTGATCCGGGAAACAGTTCAAACGATACCGTATACTTTACCGAGCGGAACGGATCAATTAATCGTTACCGTTACGTTAACCGATCAAACGCTTTACTATGGTACGACGTACCGGGGAACGGCTAACAAAACCGCCGCGGAAATATATACCGCATATAACGCGGGGAAAGACGTTTACGCGCTCGTAAATGAACAGTATATACCGTTTGTTAAAGGTAACGCCGGTCATGCTCATTTTGCAATTGCCCGGGAAACGTCCTCCGATTACTACGAAATCAATCTCATGGTAATAGAGGATCAGGCCGCGGATATTTGGACGTTTGAGGCGAAACATTTCGCGATTAAAAACGAGAGCGGGACGTTAGATTATAGTTCTCTCGCGAATAAACCGCAAATCGAGGGCGTAACGCTCCAGGGGAATAAAACATTTTCACAGTTAAGTTTAACAAAATTAACAAACAGCGAGCTTGAAAGTATGCTCGTATAAAGGGGTTGTAATATGGCTAAATATTTGGATAGCGATGGAGTGTTATATTTTTGGCAGAAAATAAAAGCGGCTTTTTCCGCGATTGGACACACTCACACAAAGAGCGAAATAACCGATTTTCCGACTATTCCGGCGGCAAGTTCAAGTAACCCAGTTATGGACGGAACGGCCGCGGCCGGATCATCCTCCAATTATGCCCGGGCGGACCATGTACATCCTAAAGATACAAGTAAAGCTAATTTAGCGAGTCCGACTTTTACCGGGACGCCGAGCGCACCAACGGCGGCCGCGGGAACGAATACAACTCAGCTTGCGACGACGGAGTTTGTGCAAACGGCGGTAGGTGACAAAGTCGATAAAGTATCAGGTAAAGGTCTTTCAACGAATGATTATACGACCGCCGAAAAGACTAAACTTGCGGCGTTCGGTGATGCGAGTACGTACGCGCTTAAGTCCGAAATAACCGGCGTTTATAAATATAAAGGGTCCGTCGCGACGTATGCGAATTTACCGTCGAGTAATTTAACCGCCGGGGACGTTTATAACGTCGAATCGAACGGACAAAATTACGCCTGGACGGGTTCAGCGTGGGACTCTCTCGGGGAAGTGTTTACTATTCAGAGTGTAACAAACGCCGAAATTGATACTATCGTTGCGTCGTGAGGAGGTGATTAAGTGGGATTTTTGAACGATTTTAAAGAGTTTCGGCGTCAAAAAAAAGCCGAATCCGAAAAGGACACGGTTCAAATTACAAACGATCCGCTGATCGAGTGGAAAAATCTCGCTACCTGGTTAGGCGTGTCCGACGTCGAGGACAAGGCGCTCTCTGAGGCGACGTATTTCGCATGTATGAAAGTATTATCGGAGGCGATTGGTAAATTACCGCTCAAACTATTACGTCATACCGATAAGGACGGGATCGTCGCCGCGAGAGACGAACCATTATGGTATATCGTCCATGATCGGCCGAATCGATTTATGACAAGTACGAGTTTTTGGAGTACGGTCGAGTTTAACCGTAACCATTACGGTAACGCGTACGTATGGATCGAGGGATCAGGGAGCGATTTAAAGTTATGGCCTCTCCCGTCGTATAGCGTCGAGGTATGGTATGACGACGCTATGATTTTAGCGGATCAGCCGGATATATATTATCTATATTCCGGTCCGAATAAACTCTATTATTTCGGATCTGAGGAGATCCTCCATTTTAAGGGATCTAATACGCTCGACGGTATTATCGGTATATCGGTCCAGGATCAGTTAAGAAGTACGATAAAAGCCGGAACGAAATCACAAAAATTATTAAACAATATGTATGAATCCGGTTTTACAGCGAAAGCGGTTTTACAGTATACCGGATCGCTCTCCGATGAGAATACAAAAGCGTTTGTTAAAGGGATCGAGCAGTATGCCAAAGGAAAATTAAAACATGAGGGCGTCGATAATATAATCCCGATCCCGCTCGGCTCGACACTTACGCCGTTAAACGTGAAACTCGCCGATAACCAGTTTATCGAGGTTAAACAGTATACGGCTTTACAGATTGCGAGCGCGTTCGGAATTAAACCGTCTCAGATCGGCGACTATACGAAATCGAGTTACGCCTCCGCCGAGGCTCAGCAGTTGAGTTTTTTGGTTGATACGTTGCTTTATATTTTAAAGCAGTACGAGGAGGAGTTATCTTATAAACTTTTATCGCGCGATCAGATCCGGAACGGTCTATATTTTAAGTTTAATATCGACTCAATATTACGGGCCGATTTCCATACTAAGATTAATACGCTCTCGACGGCGGTTAATAGTTTCCTAATGACGCCGAACGAGGCGCGGAGTAAGCTCGATCTCGAGCGGAAAGACGGCGGAGATCGCTTACTCGGTAACGGTGCGAGTATTCCGGTAGAATATACCGGCGCTCAATATACAACAGGTCTCGTAATCGATGAAAACCGAGATATTACAGAGACCGAAAATACTTGAGAGAGGAGGTTAAAAGGTGCCTATTGATGAAAGAAATAGCATGATCGAGGAGGGTTTAATTTCAAAGTCCGCCGAGATTAAGGTCCAGGACGTGACCGACGAGGATCTGAAAAAGATTAATAAATTTACGCTGAGTCCGCTCAAAGCCGAGGACGTTTTTACATTTAAAACGGTAATCGGCGACAATGAGACGGACGATCGTAATTTCGAGCCGTTTAACGCACGCGCTCTTAAGGATCTCCGGAAACTATACGTCGGCCGGACCATGATAAAAGATCATTTACGGAGAGCCGATAATCAGATCGGCCGCGTGTATGATACCGAGCTCATAACCGAGGATAAGGTTACCGGCGCCGGCGAGGTATATACGAAACTGATCGCTAAAAATTACATGGTCCGGACCGCCGCTAATGAGGATCTTATTAAAGAGATCCAGGGCGGCATTAAAAAAGAAGTTTCGACCGGTGTCCGGCCTGGTAAACTTATTTGTAATATTTGCGGCGCGGATAATATGAAAACGTATTGTCCTCATTGGCCGGGCCGCGAGTACACAAAAGAGACCGGGGAAACGGATACCTGTTTAATGACGATCGACGGCGCGAAAGAGGCGTACGAGCTGAGTCTCGTCGCGGTTCCCGCTCAGCCTCGAGCCGGTACCGTTAAGCATTACGGACCAAAGCCGCCGGAGGATCCGGAAGATAAAACGGTCGAAAATGACGATTTGAACGCCGAATTTGCCGAAAATGGGCAAAAAACAAGATTAAATTCCGAAAAAGAGACCGTCGAAACGGATCAGGATCCGGAAACAGAAAATAAAGACTCAGAGATTAACCTCCGCGTTAAAGCTCTCGAGTCTTTTTATTTTGTTGAAATTAACGAAATTTCGGAAACGAAAGGAGAAATTAACGTATGAACAAGAAAATGAGAGATCTGTTAGCTCAGATCGAAAAGAAAACAGCGGAGGCCCGCGGCCTTATGGATGGCGAAAATAAGAACGTCGAAAAGGCGGCCGAAATTCTTAACGAGGTCGACGCGCTTAAGGCCGAATACGAGACCGAGAAACGTCTTTTTGAAATGGAAAAAAAGGAAAACACTCCGGACGAGAAAGACGTCCAGGAAAAGAAAGAAAAGAGAACCGAGGAGGACGCGCTTAAGGCGTTCGGCCGCGCGGCTAAGGGCGGATTTAAAACGAACGATTATGACGGTGCTCTTAACGAGTCCACTCCGGCCGACGGTGGCTATACTGTGCCTATCGATATTTGGACTCGGGTTATGTATTTCAGAGAGGCCGAGTTCTCATTCCTGGATCTCGTCCGTCGTGAGGTAGTTCATACCGCTACCGGGGCGAGAACATTCAAAAAGAGATCTCAGTATACCGGGTTCGCTCAGGTCGGCGAGGGTTCCGCGATCCAGGCGACCGCGACGCCTCAGTTTGAACGTATTTCGTTCGCTATTAATAAGTATGCCGGTTACATGCCGGTTACTAATGAGCTGAGATATGACTCTGACTCTAACGTCGGTCAGATTATCGTCGAATGGCTCGGACGCGAATCCCGCGCGACGGCTAATAATCTCATTATGGCGGCTATTAAGAGTAACGGCGATCCGGTCGATTTCGAGAATCTCGACGGTCTGAAAAAGGCGCTGAACGTCGATCTCGCGCTCTTTAAAAATACCTCTAAGATTATCACGAATAACGACGGGCTCCAGTGGCTCGACACTCTTAAAGACGAAATGGGCCGTTATCTTTTAACTCGTAATCCGTCTGATCCTATGCGTATGCAGATTTCGGCCGGTGCTCAGGTTATCGAGGTTGTCGAGGTTAACAATCTGATTATGCCGTCGACTCCGACTTATACCGCGTCGAGTGATACGTCCGTCCAGGCCGGAAAGACTTATTATACTCGTTCGGGTTCCGGTACGTCCGAAAGTCCGTACGTATATACGGCCGTTGCTTCTCCGACCGGTAATCCGTCCACGTCCAATTATTACGAAATGGATCCGACTCCTCAAATCCCGTTTATCCTGGGCGATCTTAACGAGGGTATTATTTACTGGGATCGTCAGTGGATGAGTATCGCGGAATCCGCGATCGCGTCTATCGGAGATTTTAACGCGTTCGAACAGGATCTCACTCTTTATAGAGCGATCGAGCGCGAGGACGTTTCGGTCCGCGACGATGAGGCGTTCGTTTATGGTTATATTCAGCCGACCGTATCGTCGGGGGAATAACAGCTCCCGACAATAGCGATCCGGATCCGGAGGAGACCGAAACGGTAACTCTCGCGGAGGCGGACGCGAATAACGACGGGGAGTATAGCGAGGAGGAGTTAACCGCTTTAACAAAGGCTCAGCTCCTCGAGCTCGCGGAGACTCTTAACGTCGGGGGCGTAACATCGTCGAATACTAAGGCGGAAATTATCGCCGCGATTTTAGCGGCTCAGGAATCGACTCCGGATCCTGGTCCGGGACAGTCATAGGAGGGTTAATATATGGCGAATACGGTCGTCCAGGTTGAGGACGTTTTAAATTATCTCGGTATCGATTACGCCGACAATATGGTTACGGCTAACGTAACGAGAGCGATCTCGACGGCCGACGCCTATATTAAAGGCGCGGTCGGCGCGGACTATCCCGCGGAGGATCCGCGCGCGAAAGAGCTCGCTTTAATCTTTATCGCGGATCTCTACGACAATAGAGGCATGTTAGAAAAATCCTCGACTAACGTCCGGAGGTTGGTTGATGATTTCCTTTTACAGCTCCGCCTCGAATTGAGGAGGGGATCGAATGACTTTTGACAGGCCGATCACGATCCAAAAAATCGATCAGAATACCGAGTTATGGGCCGATTTATGGTCACTCCATGCGAGGATCAATAAAACGACCGGCTCGGAGTTCGTCGACGCCGGGGCGATACAATCGCAATCGACTAAAACGTTTGAGGTCCGTTATTTTTCCGGGATTGAGGATATCGATTTTAACCGCGGTTTATACCGGATCATATACCGCGGAATTACCTTTAATATCGTCGATTATGACGACTATATGGAATCTCATCAGGTCGTTAAATTAAAGGGGATCTCGTACTAATGACGAAAATCTCGATCGACGCGCTCGCCGATACTGTTAATAAAGAATTGAAATTGTACAGCGACAACGTAATGCAAGGGATCCGGAAAGAGACCGACAAGTCTATGAGGCAATTAGTCCAGGAGACGAAAGCGACGGCGCCGGTTGGTCATCGTAAAAAGCATTATAAAAACAGTATTACGAGTAAGGTAACGAAAAACTCAGCGCTCGAATATGAAAAACAATGGTACGTGAGAGGGTCGGATTATCGGCTCTCTCATTTACTTAATAACGGTCACGCGCTCCGGGACGGCGGCCGGTATCCTGGGACTCAGTTTATAACGAAAGCTGAGGTATCAATCGTAAAGGATTACGAGGAGGCAATAAAGGAGATTATCGAAAATGGTTAATCAGATTTTGACGGGCGCGGGGTTCGTTTTAAATCAGACGTACCGGGAAACTCGATTTTTAAAACCTCCCGCCGTCACTTATGCGATTTATAACGATACGAAAACGGTCCGCGGTCCGGACTATGTCAACGCGATAACAGAGCATGAAATCAATATCGAGTTATACGAATACGCGCCGGATCCGGCGAGCGAGGCCGCGATCGAGGCTCAGCTCGACGCGGTCGGTATGCCGTATATAAAACAAAATCGATATTGGATCAATGAAGAACAGTTATACCAAGTAATTTACGAGTTTAATTACTCAGAAAAGAGAGGAGTTTTCATTTATGGCAGTTCCTAAAAGAATAGTCCTCGGATCCGGTACGCTCCACGTTGTACCGTTTACCGGGACGTCGCAGATCGCCGACGCCGCAACGGTAATGGCGCTCTGTACAAATGATAATATTCTCGGTTATATCTCCGGCGGCGCGTCTCTCGCTTATACGCCGACGTTCTACACGGCAAAAGACGATCTCGGGTATGTCACTAAGACGATCATTACCGAGGAAGAAGTAACGCTCACGTCCGGCGTAATGACGTTTAATGGTCAGACGCTCGCGACACTCTCCGCGACCGGCAGAGTTACCGAGGACGCGACAAACGGCGTTAGAACCGTCCGGATCGGTGGTATCGGTAACGCTACAAATCAGCAGTACGCGATTATTTTCCACCATACGGACGACGTCGACGGCGATATTTACGTCTGTATCGTTGGTAACAATCAGAACGGATTTACGCTCGCGTTTGCTAAGGATCAGGAGACCGTTATCGACGCCGAATTTAAGGCGCTCGCTCAGGACGACGACGGGACTCTCATTATGTACATCGAACAGGACGCGACGATCACGGCCGCAGAGTACGAGATTACGAGCGATATTACGTATGAGGCGACGACCGATACGACCGTACAGAACGGGACGACGTATTATACGCGGACCGGCTCCGGAACGGTTAACTATCCGTATGTATTTACGGAAGTCACAAATCCGACCGGCAATCCTCAGTCTCAGGGGTGGTACGTGGCGTCTTAATTTAATACTGAGTTCAATTTTTAGGACGGGGGATATTAATCCTCCGTCCGTTTTTTTGGAGGCGAGAACATGGCTAAAACACTCGATTTTAACAAGGTCAAGAAAAAGTATTTTAATATCACGCTTAACGACGACGATCAAACGAAATTACAGTTAATGACGCCGCTTAAAAAACAGGTCCAGGAGCTTAATCACTTGCTCCCGGATAACACGGCGAATCCGACGGACGAGGATCTCGCGACTCTTTACGAGCTCGCGGCCGGTCTTATGAGCCGAAATAAACAAGGGTTCAAGATTGAGGCGTCACTCCTCGAGGATATCCTCGATTATGAGGATTTATGTATCTTTTTCGACGCGTATACTGATTTTCTCGTTGAAGTATCGTCGGCAAAAAACTAAAACTCCCGTGGTATCCGCTCGAGGATGATCGCGGGGGTCATAAGTACGAAATTACGAGCTATTGGGAGCATTTAGTTTCTGATTATACAAAGCTCTCGTTTATAGAGATTGAGAATTTAGATTATATCGATTATCTAACATTCCGGCGGGACGCGTTTATTAGTAACCTGAGTCAATCGGAAAAGGGACTCGAGTATTTAGATAATGCGTACAGGATCGAACAGACCAAGCCGGATAAACGCTCGTTACGCGCTCAGTTCGGAGAGGAGGGTTAAACCGTATGGCGGGTAATGTTAAAGGTATTACGATTGAGATCGGCGGCGATACGACGAAACTCGGAAAAGCTCTCTCGGACAGTGAAAAACAGTCGCGTAATCTGCAAAAAGAATTAAAACAGGTTAACACAGCTTTAAAATTTAATCCGTCGAATGTCGATTTATTAGCTCAGAAACAAAAGATATTAACCGATCAGATCCAGGCGACAAAAGAAAAACTCGATACACTCCGGGAGGCCGAGGCTCAGGTCGAGGCTCAGTTTAACGCCGGCGAGATTGGCGAGGAGCAGTTCCGCGCTTTTCAGCGGGAAATTATCGAGACGGAAAGCAAATTAAAAAGCTATGAACAGGCGCTCGAGGAAACAAGCGCTCAGGCGTCCGCATTGGACGAATTAACGAGCGCAATCTCCGAACAGGAGGCAGAGGTTGAGCGCCTTAAAAACGAGTGGAAAAACGCCGTTTTAACGTACGGGGAAAACTCCGAGGAGGCGAATAAACTCGCTCAGGAAATCGACCAGTTATCGAGCGAATTAAAGGACAACAAACAACGTATGTCCGAGCTTGATAAAGCGGCCGACGATCTCGATAACAGTCTCGAACAGGTCGACGACGCCGCCGAAAAAGCCGGCGACGGTTTTACCGTGATGAAAGGCGTCCTCGCCGATCTCGCGTCGAGGGCGATCGTTGAGGCCGGTCGAGCGTTAACGAATCTCGCGAAACAGACGCTCGAGGTCGGTATGTCGTTTGAGCAGTCGATGAGTAATAACGCCGCGCTTTTCGGTGCGACCGGTGAGGAATTAGATAAACTCTCGGAAACGGCTCAGCATTTCGGCGAAACGACTCAGTTCTCGGCGAGCGAGGCGGCGGACGCGCTCGGTTATATGGCTCTCGCCGGTTGGGACGCGGAAAAGGCGACGAGTGAGCTCGGGGGCGTCCTGGATCTCGCGGCGTCCTCCGGGATGGGACTCGCCGAGGCGTCCGATATGGTTACGGACTATTTGAGCGCGTTTTCTAATACCACAATGACCGCGGCCGAGTTCGCGGATAAACTCGCGTACGCTCAGGCGAATAGTAATACGACCGCCGTACAGCTCGGCGAGGCGTATAAAAATTCCGCGGCGAATCTTAACGCGGCCGGGCAGGACGTCGAGACGGTGACGAGTCTCCTCGCGGCTATGGCTAATCAGGGCCTTAAAGGATCCGAGGCCGGGACCGCTCTCTCTGCTATGATGAGAGACTTAACCGCGAAAATGAAAGACGGCGCGGTACAGATCGGCGATACGTCCGTTAAGGTCATGGACGCCGAGGGCAATTATCGCGACTTAACCGATATTTTACGGGACGTCGAGGCGGCGACCGAAGGCATGGGAGACGCGGAAAAGGCCGCGGCGCTCAGCTCTACATTTACGGCCGACTCGATCAAAGGGTTAAACCTGGTCCTCAATGACGGCGTCGAAAAGGCCGCCGAGTTTGAGAACGGTCTCCGGGATTGCGACGGAGCCGCCGGTAATATGGCGGATACCATGAACGACAACGTCGCCGGATCTCTTAAATTATTAAAATCGAATATTGAATCGAAAATGATAAAGGTATTCGAGCGAGCTAAGGGATCGATTAAAAGCTCTATCGAGTCAATGGGTAACGCGCTCGACTCGATCGATTGGGATAAGGTCGGCGACGCGGTCGGCCGGTTCGCTGAAAAAGTCGCGAGTCTGTTTAGTTTCCTGGTTAAACATGCCGGCGAGGTTAAGGCGGCTCTTATGGCGATCGGTACCGTGATCGCGACGGTATTCGTAACGAATAAGATCGCGACGTTCGTACAATCTCTCTCGACGCTCGGGCCGGCGATCCTCCAGGTCGCGACAAAGTTCGGACTCTTAAAGGGTGCGACGGACGCGGCGACGGCGTCGACAAAATTACTCGCGCTCGCTCAAATGGCTTTGCCGTGGGTCGCTCTCGCGGCCGGTGTCGCGGCGGTAATTACGGCGGTTTCGATTTATAACGATAAGCAAGTCGAGGCGGCTCAGTCTGAATATAAGTTATCCGAGGCTCAGCGCGAAACGATCGACGCGGTCGAGGAGTCAAAACGAGCGTACGAGGATCTCGCTAACGCTCGGGCCGAGTCTATGGCCGGAATAAATAACGAGTTTGGATATCTGAACGAGCTGAAAAGCGAGTATAACAGTTTGATAGACTCAAACGGTAAAGTTAAAGACGGTTATCAGGACCGGGCAAACTTTATTATTAATCAGCTCGCGAGCGCTCTCGGCGTCGAACGGTCCGAAATCGAGAAACAGATCCAGGCTAACGGACAGCTCGGCGAATCGATCGATCAGATCATACAGAAAAAACAGGCGGAGGCGACTCTCGCCGCAAACGAACAGGCGTACACGACGGCGATCCAAAACCGCGGGAAAGCTCTCCAGGAGCTCCAGGGAGCACAAAAGACGTTAACCGAGGCCGAGTCTAAGTATAGCGAGACAAGGGCCGCGGCCAATAACGTAATGAAAGCCTACGACGATTTATTAAAGTCTCATCCGACCGCGGCTAACGAATATCTTAACGGTAATATGGATATCCTCGCGGCTAACGATGAGGCTAAGGCGTCGTATGAAAAGGCTAAAAAGGCCGTCCAGGACGCCGAAACGACATATATCGGTTACAATACCACAATTCAAAATTACGAGGGCCTCTCGTCCGCGATCATTTCGGGAGACGCCGACAAGATCGCTCAGGCGCTCGTTAACATGCAAAACAATTTCATTACGGCCGAAAATGGTACCCGCGAATCGTTACAACGTCAGGTACAAGATTTTCAACAGCAATACGAATCCTTAAAACAGGCGGTTGATGAGGGTATGCCGGGCGTTACTCAGGCTCAGGTTGACGCTATGGCGGATCTCGTTACTCAGGCTAAGGGCGAGCTCGACAAATTACCTCCGGAGGCGAGGACGATCGGCGCGAAAACCGGTACCGAAACGGCCGCCGGTATCGAGGAGACTCGAAAAGACGCGAAAAAAGCGGCTGAAAAGATCGCGAGTAATGTTAAAGGTGCGCTCGACTCTCCGGATACTAAAAAATCAGGTCAGAAAAAAGGATCGGATTACGCCGCCGGTGTAAACTCTACCGGAGAACAGAGTAAAACAGCCGGGCAAGCAATTTCAAACGCCGTGAATACAGCGGCGGGAACCGCTAATTTACAACAGACCGGACAAAAAAAAGGTATCGAATTTAGTACCGGAGTCGGAAGTACGTCAGGTAATGCCAGTACCGCCGGGAAAAAAGTCGCCGAGTCGAGTAAAACCGGCGCCGGATCCGTCAATCTCACGCCGACCGGTCAAAAAGAGGGCGGACAGTTCGTAACCGGTGTATCCAGTAAATCAGGCTCAGCTAAAACCGCCGGTAAAACGCTCGCGAGCAACGCGAAAAGCGGATCGGAGTCGGTTAGCGCGTATAGTTCAGGTCAGAATTTCGGCCAGGGCTTTATAAATGGTATCGGGTCTCTGTTTGGTGCCGTTTGGACGAAAGCGAAACAGCTCGCTAAAAAGGCATGGGAAGGATTAAAAGCCGGCCAAAAAGAGGGATCTCCGTCCAAGTTGACGTATCAATCCGGTTTGTTCTTTGATGAGGGTTATATTAACGCGATCCGGGACAAGACTCAGGAGGCCGTTAACGCGGCCCGAGAAATGGCAGAAAAGACGGCCGAGGCGTTAGGTATTACCGACGTTTCCGAGGCTATGTTCGGCGATATGGCGGCCTTAAACGGGGCGACGTTCGGACGTCAGCTCGAGAATACGTTTACCGCTGAATCGACGGCTCCGGATTTTTCAGCAATATTGAAACGGCTCGACGCGCTCGAGACGGCAATCGTTAATTCTAACCGCGCGATCGTACTCGATACCGGCGTCCTCGTCGGTGAAACGATTAATAAAATTGATAGCGGTCTCGCGAATACGTACGCACTTAAGGCGAGGGGGATTTAATCATGCAATTACGAGGGATCCAGTTCGGCGATTATCATACCGCCGATGATTGGGAGTTAATTTTACATGAGAAAACCGTCTCGCCTCCAAAACCGAAAACGAATTATGTCTCAGTTCCGGGGCGCGACGGTGATCTCGATCTCACGGAGGCGTTATCCGGGATCGTAAATTATGAAAACCGGACCGCTCATTATGTGTTTTTATTGACGAATGGATCACAGCTCGACCGGGCGGAATTAATCGCGGAAATTATCGGCGTTCTCAATGGTCAGAGTATGCAGATCATTGATACCGACGATTATCCGGATTATTACATGATCGGCCGGATCACAGTAACGGCGTTTACGAATATAAACGCTTACGGAACGATTACGATCGAGGCGAATTGTCTCCCGTGGAGATACGCGATTAACAATATGAGTAAATCGGTAACGGTGACAAGTTCGAGCGGTACCGTTTCGGTCGTTATGTCAAATAACGGATATAGAACGGTTACTCCGACGGTTGTCGTTACCGGGACCGTTACTCTTACATACGGCACGACGACGCAATCACTCAGCGCCGGAACGTATCAGTTCCCAGGGTTTATATTATCGCCGGGTGTTACGACGGTCTCAGTATCCGGATCCGGAACGATCACATTCACGTACCAGGAGGCGATTTTCTAATGTATCAGATTTTCGCGGACGGTACACTCATATATGACAGCCGATATGAGGAGTACGTAATAACAAAGGGTCAGATCTCTAAAGAAGTTAATAAGTCCGGCTCGTTTGTGTTTACGATATACCAGGATAATCCGTATTATAATCAGCTCGAAAAACTAAAGACGATTATTACCGTATACCGGGACGGATCGCTCATATTCCGCGGTCGGATTATTGACGATAACGACGGGTTTTATAATGACAAAACGTTTACATGTGAGGGCGAGTTATCGTTTTTACTGGACTCAATCAAACGGCCGTACACATATACCGGCTCGCCGAGTCAATTATTTACGCGCCTCATAGAGACGCATAACGAACAAGTCGCCGCGGATAAACAGTTTACCGTCGGCGAGATAACGGTCGAGGATCCTAACGACTATATAAACCGTCAAAATACCGCGTATGAGGATACGTTAACTAATATTAATACTCGTCTCCTCGAGCCTCTCGGCGGATATATCAATATTACGCATGACTCGACCGGAGCGCCTACGATTAACTGGATCGATGATTTTCCGTATCTCGCGACTCAGTCGATCGAGTTCGGCGAGAATTTACTCGATTTCACTAAGAAAAACGACGCCTCGAGTATCATTACGGCATTAATACCGCTCGGGTCTAAAATCGAGGGGTCCAATGTCGAGGCGCGGGTTACGATCGAGAGCGTAAACGGCGGCGTCGATTATATATTTAATCAGGCGGCCGTTAATAAATACGGTTGGATTTTCGGCGTCGAAATATGGGACGACGTAACCGAACCGTCGAACCTGTTAACCAAAGGTCAGACGTATTTAAACGAAATGATTAACCTCGACGTATCGATCGAGCTTACAGCGATAGATTTATCCAATATGGATAAAAGTATATCCGCGTTCGAGCTCGGCGATTATGTCCAGGTTATAAGCGCTCCGCATGGGATCGACGCGAAATACCTGTTAACAAAACAGGAGATCGATCTCTTACACGCGGAAAACAATAAAATAACGCTCGGGTATACGTTCTCGACGTTTACCGATACGACGCTCAGTAATACCAATACCGGGACGACGTTAAACCAAAAGGTCGAAACGATCGAGAGTAATTACGTAACTGATACGGTGTTATACGACGAGGTTGAGGCTCTTAAGAGTATGATCTCCCAGGCGAGCGACTCAATAACGATGGAAGTCCTCCAGGAGTACGCGACTAATGACGAGGTAACGAGCGCGATCGGGACGCTCTATACTCAGTTAAAAGATAGTTTCGAGTTCGTCTTTACAGAGATCGAAACGACGATTAACAGTAACGACGCAAATACCCGTCAGGAGTTCGAGGAGATCCGGAAATATATCCGGTTCCAGGACGGTAATATCATCCTCGGTGAGTCCGACAGTGAATTAACGGCGGTCATTGAAAACGATCAGATCGTATTTTATGACAACGCCGAACAGGTTGCGTATATCAGCAATCATAAATTATATATTACCGACGCCGAGATCCTAACCTCGATTATTATCGGTAATTATGCTTTTATTCCGAGGGATAACGGTAATTTATCGTTTAAGAAAGTGAGGGGATCGTAATGGGTACGAGTGCGGCTTTATCGACGAGTAACGATCGAGTCAAGTATAAAATTACGATCACTCAAAATTCGCAAAATATCCCGAATAATACGAGTAACGTTACGGTCTCAGTACGGTTTTACCGGACGAATACCGGATATACGACGTACGGATCCGGTACGGTGTACTGTAAAATTAACGGCACGACGTACAGCGCGGCCGTTACGTCAGATCAGAAAATCACTAACGCCGGGATTGTATTATTTACGAAAACGCTCAATATTACGCATAATACCGACGGTACGAAAACGCTTAATACGAGCGCCTGGATTAGTCTTAACACGCCGTTAACCTCAAATGAACAGAGTTATAACCAGGCGTTAACGACGATCCCGCGGGCGACGACGCCGAGTATTAACGTCTCGACGGTTGCGCTCGGCGGCTCGATCACGATCTCATTACCTCGGGCGAGTTCGTCATTTACTCATACGGTCAGGTATAATTTCGCCGGCGCGACCGGGACGATCGGGTCAAATGTGGCGACGTCGGTCTCCTGGACCGTACCGCTCAGCCTCGCGAGTCAGATCCCGAATACAACGAGCGGAGTATTAACGGTCTCGGCAGATACGTATAGCGGATCGACTAAGATCGGAACCAAAAGCGTTACTATTACGTGTACGGTCCCGGCGTCGGTGGTTCCGACGATTGGTACGATCACATTAACCGAGGGCGTGAGCGGTCTTAATGCTAAGATCGGCGCGTTTGTACAAGGTCAATCTAACATAAATGTATCGATTTCGGCCTCCGGTGCGTACGGGAGTACGATTTCAAATTATATTAGTACGTTTGGCTCGTCCTCATTCAACGGGGCGAGCTTTACTATTTCTAATGTGAATGTGTCCGGATCCGTGACGTTAACGGTAACGGTTAAAGACAGCAGAGGCCGGACGGCGACCAAAACGCAAACGGTAACGGTCCTCGCCTACTCGATCCCGCAAATTAACAGTTTTACGGGCGTTCGGTGCGATCAGAACGGGACCGCGGACGAGGACGGTCAATATGTCTCACTCGCCTATAATTACGCAATTACGGCGTTAAATAACCGGAACGATAAGACGATAACGATCGCGTATCAACAAGTCGGCGGCTCCGGATGGACGACGCTTAAAACAGAGAGTAATTACTCAAATAATACGACGTACGTCCCGGCGACGGTGTTCTCAGTTGATAACTCGTATTCCTTTAAAATCACGATCCAGGATTATTTTAAAACCGTCTCGTATACGATCGAGGTCACGACGGCGTTTACACTCGTTGATTACTCGGCCGGCGGTCATGGGATGGCGATCGGCAAGGTTGCGGAAACTGAGAATCTCCTCGAGATCGCGCTCCCGGTATCTTTTTCGGGATCCAATTGGAATAATCTCACACTCGGGAATCAATTCCAAGTGTATAACAATGTCGCCGCGAATCAGCCGCGATATAAAGCGATCGGTCAAATGGTCGAGATCCGGGGAGTCGTCTCTCCGACGGCGGTACTCGCGTCCTCAACTACTCAATATACGATAGCGACCGGAATCCCGGCGGCGCTCAGGCCTGATATTAATCGGGTGTATAGGTGTCAGGGATCCGGAATTAATACCTGGTTACTTATAATTACTACCTCCGGGACTCTCACAGTCAGCCGATACGGGACGGACGCGTACGCGGATATGGCCGCGGGGACGTGGTTACCGTTTGCAGTTACATATTTCGTTTAAGGGAGGGCGATAAAAATTGACTGTCTACAATTGGTTAACGTTATTCCTCGGCTCGGGTATTCTGATCGAGCTTTTTCGTCGTTTGTTCGCAAAGATCAAGAGCAACGAAAACAAAACCAAATCAATCCAGGCCGGCGTCCAGGCATTATTACGGGATCGTTTGATCGCGGAATATAACGACGGGATCCGGAAAGGATACGCGCATATTTACGATAAAGAGAATTTCGAGAATATGTACGAACAGTATCACAATCTCGGCGCTAATGGCGTTATGGCCGAGATCCGGGACAAATATCGTCTGTTACCTACCGAGCCGCCGGCGGAGGAGGTGATTAAATGAATCAGGTTAAAACGGATACGATCGTCCGGACAATTGTTTTAATAATTGCGCTCGCGAATCAGATCCTCGCGATCCTGGGAAAAGAGGCGATTCCGGTAACGGACGATCAGATCTATCAGATTGTAAGTTTAATCGTCACGATCGGCGCGTCGGTGTGGGCCTGGTGGAAAAATAACAGTTTCACAGAGGCCGCGATCGAGGGAGATAAAGTTAAGGATCGATTAAAACAGAGGAGGAAAGTCCCGCATGAATTATAAAAAAATAATCGACGTCTCGAAACATAACGGAACGATCGACTTTAAAAAGGTCAAGGCCGACGGGATCGCCGCCGTTATCATCCGGGCCGGTTACGGTAAAAACAATATCGACGTCAAATTAAAAGCGAATATCGAGGGCGCTATTGCGGCCGGTCTCCCGGTCGGGATCTATTGGTTTTCGTACGCGTATGGCGAGGCTATGGCGGCAAAAGAGGCCGAGTATTGTCTCGCGGCGATAAAACCGTATAAGATCTCTCTCCCGGTCTTTTTCGATTGGGAGTATGACTCTATGACTTACGCGAAAAAGAACGGCGTCACGCCGACAAAATCCGGTATAACCGCTATGACAAAAGCGTTTTGTAACAAAGTTAAGGCGGCCGGATATAAAGCGGGTTATTATCTCAACCAGGACTATAAAAAAAATCATTACAACGTGTCTCAGCTCGGGGATTTCGTCGAGTGGTACGCCAGGTACGGCGCGAGCATGAATACGACCGGTGCGGCAATATGGCAGTATTCCGATACAGGACGGGTATCCGGGATCTCCGGTAATGTCGATATGAATTATCTGATCGATGAGAAATTACTCGGATCCGGTACAAGCTCGACGCCGGCAAAAGAAACAAAAGGGGGAACGGTAACAGTGACGCTTAACACACTGAAAAAAGGCAGTAAAGGAAATGAGGTTAAAAGCCTCCAGGTACTTTTAATTCATAAGTTCGGTATTTCGTGCGGAACGTCCGGAGCCGACGGGGATTTCGGATCAGCGACTCTCCTCGCGGTGAAAATGTTCCAGGAAAAGAAAAAGCTCTCCGTCGATGGGATCGTCGGGGCGAAAACCTGGGCGGCGCTTTTAGGTTAACCGAAAAAGGCGCTTAAATCGCCGTATAAACGTTTTAACGTGCTAAGGGTATAAATACTCTATGAAACAATTAAAACGCGTGTACGGTCAAAATATGAGGACTCAGACACGAATAAAAGCCGGGGGATTATTCCCTCGGCTCTTTTTTTGTTTCGAGTGGTTATTCGAGTTAACTCGATTATAATTCGAGTATATTCTCGACCGGTACGCGGAGGATCTGAGCGATCTTATAAACCGTAATCGCGGCCGCCTGGTTTATTGGTTTCCGGCCTTGCTCGTATTCTTGTAAGGTCCTCAGACTAACGCCGGAATTTTCCGCGAGTGTCGCCTGAGTGATCCCGGCGCTGAGTCGGATCCGTTTAAGGTTTGTCATTTCGTCGATCTCCTCTCTTTAATCTTTTCGTCGATATATGTTATCATGCCGGCCCGTTGCTCCTCGTTAGGGTACAATGTTTTAAAATCCTCCTCAGAGATAACGAGTAATGATTCTAACGATCTGTTTTTAAAGTTATTTTGCCAAGAGGCGCCGGATAACCAATCGATCGGAGGCTGAGAGTCGTTAAGGACTATATAATCCATGAGACCGTTATCGTCGTTAAGAAGATAGAGCGGCGTTTCCTGATATTCAGCATGATAAAACGGTGTGTTTGCGTCTTTACGCGCTCGAGCTTTAAGAAAAGTAATCCGGGTCGCATTACAATAGGTTTCGATAAATTCTCTAACTAACATTTTTAAACCTCCAGTCCGGGAGATTTGAGCCGCTCCCGGTCGGCTATTAGATTTATTTATATTTTCTAAAATCGAGGATCCCAAACTGATAGGCTTTTAACTGTTTTCCCGTATCCAGGTTAACGTTATCAATAAATAGCGCTTTTGTGATTTTATCGTCCTCCTGGACGTAAGCGGAAACGGGTACGCGGATTGTTTTACCGTTATAAAATTTCGACTCAGTAATTTTTACTAAGTAATAACCGAGGTTAGCGGTATCCGGTGTCTCATCCTCGCGACTCATCCAATAATGATAATCGAAATGAGGATTATCGGGAGTAAATTCGAGGATCTCAAATTTTCCGGCGTAGTCGGTTCGCGGAGTCTGAAATTCGAGATCGTGAATTTCTCCGACGTGACTCTCGGCGAGCTTTACGAAATAGTTAATATCTAACTCGTTGATCTTAAACATTTTTTACCTCCTGTTTTCGGCCGGTGTTAACTTATACTTATATTATACGCGTGTAAGCGTATATGTAAATGATACATATCAAGTTTTTATAATTTTCAGAAAAAATTTTTCAAAAGAAAACCGAGGATATTACTCCTCGGTATCGAATAGATATATAACGCCAATTAGAAACAATGACTAAGAACATTGTATCTAAAGGGTGTTATTGAGTCGGCAAATTAAAAAGCCTTTAAAATCAAGGCTTTAAGCGAAATTCCAATGGATTGTAATATCGTCGCCGGTGATTATTATTTTCTTTATTAGTGCCGTCAATGTGAGCCGGATCTCGTCCAGGTCGCCGCGGTCCAATATGTCGCCGAATGAGTCGACGAGCTCCTCGATTTCCTCCGGAGAGAGAGCTCCGTCCGCCGGTTTTGTTTTGATCCTGAGATCCGTTTCGAGCTTGTCCCGCTTGTCTGCCAGTGGCGCGATTTTCGCGTCAACCTCCGAAAGTGTTAACCTGTTAATTGAATATAGATCCATAAAGTTTGAGATCTGAGACGTTAGGGACTCGATCTCTTTTTTTATTATTTTGATCGACTCGTCCGCCTCGCGCTCCTGGATAATGTCCTCGCGGATCTTTTCGAGATATTCCGGATCCGTTCCGAGTTTCCGGATCTCGTTAAATACGATCTCCTCGAGCTCGTCGACGCGGTACGTTTTATTTTGACAATTTGGATCAACGATCATACTCTTTACTTTTCGCGATTTCGAGTAACACATATAATTAGCTTTTCTCGTTCCGTCGTTTCGTGCTTTCCATAATTGACGATGATATTTCGCTCCACAACAGCCGCACCAAATAAAACCGGTTAACGCGACAGAATGTTTATTTGATCCGACGTAAGAGTCCGCTCTCATTTTTAATATTTTCTGAGTGGTATCGAAAGTCTTTTTATCTATAATCGGATTTTGACGACCAGGATACCATTTACCCGCATACTTAACCTCGCCGATATAATGTCGATTATCCAGGAGCCGGCGGATCGTCGTATCATTCCATTTTGTCGCGCGGTGATATAGTCCTTTTTCGTTTAGATCCTCGGCGATCGTCCGGATCGGCGTCCCGCCGTTGAACATTTCGAAAATCTGTTTTATTAACATGGCCTCGTACTCGTTCACTTTTAACAGGCCGTCGATATAATCGTAACCGGTCAGGATCCGGGCGGACGCGGAATAATATCCGTTTTTCGCTCTCGCCTCCCGGCCCATTGTCATACGTTCCTTAATGGTCTCGCGTTCGAGCTGAGCGAATACCGCGAGGATACCAATAATCGCGCGTCCGAAAGCGGTCCCGGTGTCGAAATTCTCACTCATAGAAACAAAGTCCGTATTATGTTTAAGGAAAACGTCCTCGATCAGATAGAGCGTATCTTTTTGAGATCGGCTCAAACGATCCAATTTATAAACGAGCACTTTATCGGCCCGACCGTCCTCAACCGCGCGGATCATTTCGCGGAGTCCTGGACGATGAGTATCGGCTCCGGTGTATCCTGGATCCGTGTACGTCTTTACAATGGTCCATCCCATAGCGTCGGCGTATTTCTCGAGGCGTTCGGTTTGTTCTTGTACGGAATATCCCTCGAGCGCTTGTTCGTGAGTCGATACTCGGATATAAAGTAATACTCGTGTTTTGTTAATGGATTTTATTACCATGATTTATTATCTCCCTTTTTCCTACCTCGGGAGATATGATATAATTATTTAGTTGTTATAGGTCTCCCGAGGCTTATAATATTTAACTGTCCGATCAGGTGGCCGCCTGGTCGGATTTTTTACGATATAACAAAATAACAAAAAAAATTGTAATTCCTTATATATTTTATTTTTATATATATTCTTTTATATATTTATATATATTTATATATTTATTATAGAAAATAAGAATAATTATGTTATTTTGTTATATTTGAGGTATAAAGTCAGTATTTTCAACGGTTTGCGGTATAACAAAAACCATAACAAAAACTGATTTTATAACAAAAACTTTTTGTGTACTATGTGTAATAGTACAGTTAGATCACAAAATGGATAACAAAAACTTTTCGCATTTTGTTATAGTTTTTGTTATGGTTTTTTCGTTAATTCCTCCGCAAATTTCGATAATCGCTCGCCGTTCAAATGTCGGGACGCGAGCTCGATCGATACATCTAAATAATCGGCGATTAGTAACCGGCCGGCCCGATCAATTGGTTTACCTCTCAGGTTAATTTTATCAGCGCTTAAAATCTTTCCTTTTATTTCATTAATCGCATGTTCAACGTCGATCGTATTTTCAGTTAGATTATTATTAATCGGTGCGATATGTCCGTCCGCCAGGGCGTCGGCGCTGATACCGAGCTCTTTACAGATTTTAATTACATTGGTTACGTTCGCATTTTCAATACCTCGTAAAATAATAGTATTGAAAGTCGAATAAGGCATATCTATTATTTGTGTAAATTCTCTAACGGATTTATACCTCGTCAGTATCAGATTTTTTAACTTTTCTTCAACGCTTATATTCATTTTGTCACCTCCTCGATAAAAAGTATACTCAATCATTAACGAAATTTCAATAATAATTAATGATAAAACGGTAATTAATATTTGTAAAAAAATATCGAATATTGTCTAATCGTAAAAAATTACTGAATTTTTGCATAATTGTGTTGACTTTACCAAAATTTCGATTAATACTATAAATGGGTTTACGAAAATCCGTCGCCTAATCAAAACATAACGGATAAACGCAAAAGGAGGTCATTATATGCACAGAAATTTAAAGGCAGAAATGGCGCGTAATGATATAACCGCGCTTACGTTATCGGAAAAGACAGGTATCAGATATCAGACGTTAACGGCTAAAATCGCCGGGACAAGTCCGATCACAATTAAAGAGGCCCGGAAAATTCGAGACGCGGTAAATCCGAATCTTACGATCGATGAGCTTTTCGACGAGGAGGCGTAAACATGGTAATACATATCCTCAAAGACGGGACAAGGGTCGACGATATCGCCGGCCGGGTGGTTAAAGTCTCGGACGCCGAGGTCGTGTATAAGCTCATGGACGAGATTAATCGGAAAATTGAAAGGGGGTGGAAACGTGATAAAAATACATGATCGCGTAACCAGGGCCGGAGACGCTCGCGTCGGTGAGGTCATTAATATTATTGGCGATACTGTTATTATTCAGTATCTAACCGGCGAGAAAATTAAAACGACGCTCGATCGGGTGGTTTTGGCGAACGAGACCGAGGTCACGATTACGCCGTCGAAATACGACGAGATCGTAAAGGCCGTTATGTTTGAGGCGGCCGACGGGGTCGGCAATCGGGACGATCTCGACGATATCCTCCGGGTCGTCGGGGCGGTCGGCGTCTCAATAAAAACGAGGTTGTTCGATGGCAATTAAACTATATCGTCATCAGGAGATAGCGCTCTCGTATTTACGGTTTAACGATAATTTCGCGCTCTTTATGGAACAGGGTACCGGGAAAACGATCCCGGCGCTTATGAGGATCCTCGAGCTCTGTTATGAGGAAAATATTATATCCGTATTGATAGTCGCGCCGAAATCCGCGCTCGGAGCATGGGAAAGAGATATTGAGAAATTTGATACCGTCGACCGACTCACGTTAAAGAGTCGAATTACTCTTATTAATTACGATAAGGTATGGAGAGGAGGAAACAAGTCTTTATATAATCGTGAGTACGGCGTTATCGTATTGGATGAGGCTCACGCGATTAAAAACAGAACGAGCCGCCGATCGAGCTTTTTACTTAAACTCGCGACCAGGGCGAAATATCGATACATATTAACCGGTACGCCGATTAGTAACGGTCAGCTCGAAAATATATGGTCGTTAATCTGTTTTTTAAAGCCGTATATGATCCGCGGTCGTGTGTATTCCTGGATTTTCAAAGAGCATTTAACAAGAGTCACAAAAAAAGACGGGTATAACGGTTCGTATTATGAATTTCAAAATCGATATTGTATTTTAAATCAGTATCATAAACCGACGAGTTATATTAATGTCCGCGAGCTCCAGGATCTCATTAACGAGTATTCGTACAGAGTTAAAAAAGCCGATTGTTTGGATCTCCCGGAAAAACTACCGGACGAAATCGTTTACGTCGACCAGGCGGAAAAGGCGTTATATAAAAAGCTCGTTAAAGAGAGCGCGATCCTCGAGTATGAGATCCTCGCGGATAATCCTCTCTCGAGACTCGTTAAACTCCGTCAGCTCGCAAGTGGTCATATTAAAACGGAGTCGGAATTAATACCGGTCCGGTGTAATAAGATCGATATACTCCGCGAGATAATCGAGGGATACGAGGACGATAAAAAGCTCGTGATTTTCGCAGAGTTCAGATATTCGATTAATTTGATATGTGAGTTACTTATTAATATGGATATCCGTTTCGAGGTCCTCGACGGCGACCAAAAGGATAAAACGGTTTGGAGACGTTTCCAGGATGATCCGGAGATCCGCGTTATTGTCTGCCAGTATCAGACGGCCGCGGCCGGGATAGATCTATACGCGAGCGATACGATTATTTATTATGAGCCTACTCTCCGGAGTAATCTCCTCGAGCAGAGTCGCGACCGGATCCACAGGCGCGGACAGGTTAACCGGTGCTCGTATATCCATTTAATAACACGCGGCACCGTTGAGGTCGATATATATCGAGCGCTCGCCGGTTATCAGGATTTCAGCGAGAAATTATTTACTGAATACATGACTCAATACAGACGATCATACACAAAATAATTTTTTTAATCTAAGTTAACGAAAAATCGTTACAATTAACGAGCAGGTGTTAACATGAATATTTTAATTTATGATATCGAGGTTTTTAAATACGATTGGATCGTCGTATTTAGACGGCCGGACGGTATAAGTAATCCGACGGTTATCCATAACGATAATCATCATTTACGACTTTTATTAGATCAGGCGGGCGTTGTGCTCGGCGGTTTCAATAATAAACATTATGACGACTGGATCCTCTTAACTATGATAAACGGCGGCGATCCGGAGCGCGTGAAAGATCATAACGATTTTATAATCGGCGGTGGTAACGGGTGGGACTATCCGTTTATACAGTTTCAGAAAAAGCCGTTTAAATCGTTCGATCTCCGGGATGATATTCCCGATAAGGGCCTCAGTTTAAAAGCGATTGAGGGTAATTTAAATCTCCCGATCGTCGAGAGTTCGGTCCCGTTTGATATTGACCGGCCGTTAACTGAGGACGAGCTCCAGGAAGTAATCTATTACTGTATTAACGACGTAAACGCGACGATCCGACTTTACCAGGAGCGCGAGGAGTATTTAACGAGTAAAAAGATCGTCGGCGATATGTACGGCGTTCCGGTCGAGGAGGCGCTCAGTTTAACCAATGCGAAATTATCCGCGCGGGTCCTGGGTGCGAAAGCGGTCGAAAGATCCGACGAGCGCGAGTATACGATCCCGAGTAATCTCGATCAGGATCTTATACCGGAACCGGTTTTTAATTTCTTTATGCAGATCCGCGACTTATCTATCCCGGATACTAAATTATTTGGAACCGGTAAAGAGGGATCTAAAGGTATGACGCTCGACGTATGGATCGAGACGGCCGCCGGCCGGTGTCCGGTTACGTACGCCTGGGGCGGCGTTCATGGAGCTAAACCGGCGTATCAGATCGAGGCGACCGAGGACCGGTTAATCGTAAACTATGACGTTGCGAGTCTATATCCTAACAGTATGATTAATTTCGGGTATTGTTCTCGGAGTATGGAGGATCCGAAAGCGTACGAGAATTTAGTCCGGACCAGGCTCGCCGCGAAAAAGGCCGGCGATAAAGAAAAGGCGTCCGCTCTTAAACTGGTAGTTAATACGGTTTATGGCGCTATGTTAAACAAATATAACGATCTCGCGGATCGGTGGGCCGGTCGTTCGGTGTGTATCTCTAATCAATTGGCTATGACTCAGCTCCTCGTTATGCTCTCTCAGAGGTGCGAGACGATCGATTTTATTAACATTAATACCGATGGTATCATGTTCGCGATCGATCGCTCAGAGGACGCGGTCGCCTCTCAAATTGTCGCCGAGTGGAGCGAGGTAACGCGGTTCGAAATGGAGCGGGACGATTTCGCTAAGATCTATCAAAAGGACGTTAATAATTACGTCGGTATTAAAACCGATGGAAAGATGAAAACAAAAGGCGGTTTCGTTTCGCTGTATAACGGCGGGAGTTTTAAATCGAACAGTCTCGCGATCGTCGATAAAGCGGTCGTCGAGTTCCTGGTCAACGGGACGCCGATCGAGGATACGATTAAAAACGCGACGGATATTTTCGATTTTCAGCGGATCGAGAAAACCGGGAGCACGTTCGAGGGTGCGTATCATTATATCAATAATGAAAAAGTCAGGCTCCAAAAGGTTAATCGAATTTACGCCGTTAAAAATAAGGCGTACGGGAAAGTCGTTAAAGGTAAATGGATCACAGAAAAGAGAAAAAAGGATCCGGATACCGGGAAAATGATCCCGACGCCGGTCGATCCTCCGGTATGGCAAGAGTCAACGATCCCGGATTGTCCTTTACACGCGTACGTTGACAATGAAAATGTTTTAAAGCTCGAGGATCTCGATCTCGAGTATTATATCGATCAGGCGAAAAACCGGATCGATAAGTATATCAACCTCGACCGAAAAGTCGAGACTCGCTTAAAGAAAATAGAGGAGGTTATTAAGATTATGCCTACGAAAACAAACACTCAGACAGAGCCGACCACCGATTGGAAATCGAAAAATATCCATGAAAAACTGATCGAGGCGCGGATCCGGTTCGCCGCCGCCAATGTGAAAAAGACAGGCATTAACCGTTACGCCGAATTTAAGTATTTCACGCTCGAGGATATTATCCCGATTAAGAATCAGATTTTTAAAGAGCTCGGCCTCGTGGATACGATCCGGTTTATCGATGATATGGCATTATTGACGCTGTATAACGTCGATGATCCGAACGATAAGTATCTCGCGTTTGAGAGTCAGACCGCGCCGGATGAGTCATTGATTAAAAACCCGATCCAAAAGGTCGGAGCCGTTCAGACGTACGTTAGACGGTATCTCTATATGTTAATGCTTGATATTGTCGAGGTGGATATTATCGACGAGACGAGCGGAAAAACTGAGGAGCTGAAAAAACCTAACCGGCCGGCGTCTCCGGAAAAGCGCGAGGAGGTTAAAAAAGAGTTGATCGATGAGGACGGCGACGCGTCCGAGGTGCAGATCAAAAGCATTAAAAACGGACTTAAAAAGCTCCGGGCAAAGGATGAGGCTAACGAGCCGTACGTTAAAGGGATCGTTAAAAAGATTAAAGCCGGACTTAAAAAGGCCGAGGCCGAGGAGATCCTCCTCGAGATCAGCGAAAAAGTAAAGTCATAATTTTTTTTAATCAAAGTTAACGAAAATCCGTAATCAGTGGAGGTATTAACGGTATGGAGTTTTTAACAGATAACCGGATCAAAGTTGATCCGCCAAAACGACCGAAAAAAATAACCGGTACCAGGTTCGCGACAATTCTCGGTCTTAACGCCTGGGCGACTCCGTTTAATGCGTGGTGCGCGATTACCAGGACGTACGAGGATCCGTTCGAGGATACCGTTTACACGATCGCCGGTAAAGTGATCGAGCCGAAAGTTATCGAGTATCTCAATGACGTTATGTTTATGGAGCTGAAAAGTCCGACGGACGTATACGGCCCGGATTACTTTAAAAAAACCTGGGGCGACTTTTTCCCGGATAACGACAAGCTCGGCGGCATGTGGGACGCGATCGGGGACGATTTCGTCGTCGAAATTAAGACGACCAAACGCGCGGAGGATTGGGCGGAAGATGTTCCGATTTATTACAAGATCCAGGCGGCATTATACGCGTATCTCCTCGGCATGGATAACGTCGTCGTGACGGTCTCATTTTTAGAGGAGAAAGATTATACCGATCCGGAGAAGTTCGAGCCGTCTTATAAAAATACTAAGATTTACGAGTTTAAACTCTCGGAGGCGTTTCCTGAGTTCGAAAGCGCGTTTATTCTGCCGGCGGTCCGGTTTTGGGAGAGGTACGTCGAGACGGGGATCTCGCCGGTATTTGACGAGAAAAAGGACGCCGAGATTTTAAAGGCGCTCCGTAAAAACACGGTCACGCCGGACGATAAAGGGATCGCGAAACTGATCGCCGAGGCGGACCGGATCCAGGCGTCGATCGATAAGGCCGAGGCAAAGCTCGCCGACAAAAAGAGCCGTCTTAAAGAGATCGACAAGATCGTTAAAAACTATATGTCCGGACAATTCCGGGACGGAGATAAAAAGGTCGAGATCGCCGGTAAAAAATATACCTGGACTCTCTCGAAATCGATCCGGAAAACGGTCGATAATGACGCGCTTAAAGAGGACGGTATCTATGAGGATTATTTAAAAGAGTCCGAAACAATGACTCTCAAAAAATCAGTAATTGAGGAGGTGTAATTATGGATGAAAGATACGGCGTTTTAATTGTCAACGGTGTAAGAATACCGGCCGTGATTGAATCAATTGAATTGTCAGGATATGATCCGGCGAGGTACGTTTTAAGATCACTCGAGCCGCTTTCTTATGGGTATTTAAAGGATTTTCTTTCAGTTCCTAAGATTGAAAACGTTGTTTTTAACGGTCCCGCGACCGTCGTTATTTGGAAAGACGGGACTAAAACCGTCGTTAAATGTCAGGCCGGAGATACGTACTCGAAAGAGCTCGGTCTCGCTATGTGTATCGCTAAAAGGGCGCTCGGTAATAAGGGTAATTATTACGACGTATTCAAACAATATTTAGGATCTGAGGAGGCGTCTTAAATTGCTATATTCCGAGATCGTATCGGGCGTTAATAAATTCCGGTCGATATATGGAGTCCCGCCGAATAGTTTAACGGTTGGCTCTAATGTCGCTCATGAGCTGAGGCAGTTCGCGAAATATACGATGATCTTTAAACCGATCAAAATCGACGAGCGCGGAAATTTAACGCTTTATACGATACCGATAACCGTTAATTATGAGTATCCCGATATGATCGAGATCTCTTTAAAAATGAAATTGGAGGTTTAAACAATGGCGAAAATTAAATTATCTGAGGGCGGTTTTACTCTGATCCCGGAGGGCGTGACGACGTTTAAGATCGTCGACGTCGAGTATAACGAGGGTTTCGGTAAAATGAAAATCAATATGCAGACCAAAAGCGGCGCGAAACATACGGAGACGTTTACGCTCCTGGATAAAAACGGAGAGGTAAACGAGGGAGCTCTTAAAGCGTTCTCTTATTTCGCTAAGACGGCGCTTAATAACTACGAGCTCGACGAAATCGACGAGACGGATCTCGTCGGGTGCTATATTACCGCGACCGTAAAACATGAGGATTTCGAATTTACGAAAGGTCCGCGGGCCGGTCAGATGGGAAAAAGCGCTCGATTAAATGATTATACCGTCGCCGCCGGTTTTGGATCCGGAGAATCCAAGTATCAGGATAAGGGCGTCGAGGACGACGATCTCGACGATTTCCTCAATGATTAAACCGGAGAAAAAGCTCCAGGATAAAGCGATCCGTTACCTGAGAGATCGAGGTATTTATTACCTCAATCTCTACGGGGACGGCCGGAGCGGTAAAGGTAAACCGGATTTAATCGTATGCCTCCGCGGTCAGTTCGTCGCGTTTGAGCTTAAAGTCGGCGCGAACGGTCTCCAGGACGATCAAATAATACATAAGCGGAGGATCGAACGATCCGGCGGGCGTCATTATACGCCGTATTCGATATCAGAATTTATACAGATTATACAGAGGTTAGAACATGAACAAAACAATTAAACAGGTCGATTTTAACGAGGCGATCGAGCTCACGAAAGCGGGCGAACAGGTCCTCGCGATTACGGTCATTAAAAAGCCGTCAATTAAGGCGTTTCGTAATCTTTTAATCAGTGAGGCCGTATCGGGTAATTATATTTTTCAGTGTGTCGAGGGTGGATCGGATGAGTGAATTATTATATTTTGACTCGGACGGTAATAGGATGGATCCGCCGGACGATCCGGTAAATCATCCCGCGCATTATACCGACGGGTCGATCGAGGTTATCGATTTTATCGAGGATAAAAATCTCGGTTTTCATTTAGGTAACGCGGTTAAATATATCGCTCGCGCCGGTAAAAAGGATCCGGAGAAAACGATCGAGGATCTAAAAAAAGCCGTTTGGTATCTTAACCGGCGTATCGCTCAGCTCGAGAGGTGACAAAATGAAAGATTTAGAGTTTACGTTTAATTATAAAGATTACGCGCTCCAGGCGTGTCCGGCGCGACTCGTCCGGTTTTCCGACGATGAGAAAAACGAAACGATCGATTTTATGAAGTCCTACACGCGCGAGGAGGACGGCCGCGTTTTGTGGTATTCTCTCGGCTATTTCACGCGGGGGACCGATGGGTATTCGTTTCAGTTTGTAGGATCCCGGCCGTTTGAGGATATCACGCTCGAGGATCTTCCGGTTTTGTGGGTGGCGTTAAAATCCGCTCAGACAATACTCGATAATTTTTTCGAAATAACGAAAAACTAACTAAGAGGGTGAGATCGTGCAGTATATCATTTTAGACGATCAGAAACGGGCGACTCACAAGTTTAAAGACGGCGTCGGCGCGAAAACCTGGGACGAGGTCAAGGATTTCGATAATATCGGTATGATCGTCCCGGCGCCGTTTATCGTTCTCGATTTCGACACGAAATCAGACGCCGCGATCATGCTTAAGATTATCGAGGCGCTCGATCTGAAATGTCGCATAATGCAAACGACGCGCGGTATTCATGTATGGTTTAGGTCCGTGGAGCCGTGGAAGAATTTTAAAAAAACTCGACTCGCGATCGGTATTTACTCGGATTGTCGCTCTCACAGTAAAAACGCATACGTCAAAATAAAGGACGGCGGAAAAATGCGCGAGTGGATCCGGGATATACCGGCCGAGGAGATCCAGGGCGTTCCGCGGTGGTTATATCCGGTCAGTAATCCCGGTCATAAATTCGAGTTTAAAGGTATGACAGACGGCGACGGCCGTAATCAGGAGCTTTTTAATTATATCGTTTACCTCCAAAAAAAAGGATTTAACCGCGACGAGATTAAAGAGGCGATCGAAGTTATTAACGAGTATGTGTTCGAGGATCCTCTGCCGGCGTATGAGATCGCTACAATCTGCCGGGATGAGGCGTTTAAACCGGATGAGGAGATCGCGGAGCAGACGAAAAAAACAGTCGCCTTTAAACATAATGAGTTCGGGGATGAGTTAATCGCCGCCTATCATATCATTACGGTTAACGGTCAGTTATACGTTTATGAAAACGGATATTATCAACAGGACGAGCGGATTATCGAGCGGAAAATGATCGAATTATTTCCGGCAATTAAACAGACTCAGCGGTCGGAAGTCCTCGCCTATATCCGAATTAAAACGCATGTAAAAAGCGAGGATATAAAGGTCAATCCGTACATTATCAATCTGATAAATACGAGGTACGATATCCGGTCCGGTCAATGTCTCGAGTTTTCGCCGGACGTGATCGAGTTCGATCGGATCCCGGTCGTATATGATCCGTCGGCGTATTGTTCGGATCTCGATAAAATGTTAAATCGCGTATTCGTGGGAGATCGTGAGGTTATTAATTTGTTCGAGGAAATGGTCGGATATTGCCTCATAAAATCGAGCAGATATCAAAGGGCCTTTATCCTGGTCGGATCCGGATCCAATGGTAAAAGTACGATCCTCGATCTGATCGAGGAATTTCTCGGACCGAGGAATTACTCCTCTCTCCCGCTCGAAAAAGTAACAGATCGGTTTAATACGGCCGAGCTTGAAAACATGCTCGCTAATATCGGCGACGATATCGATAATATCGCGATTAAAGACTCCGGAACACTTAAAAAAATGATCTCCGGCGAGTCGATAACCGTCGAGCGAAAAGGCGAACGACCGTTTAAACTGAGTCCGTACGCGACGCATATTTACAGCGCGAACGCGATCCCGCGCTCATTGGATAAATCCGAGGGGTTTTATCGCCGTTGGTTATTCGTTCCGTTCAATGCGAAATTTTCGAGCTCAGATCCGGATTATGATCCGTTAATATTCGATAAGATCACGACGGAGAAAGCTCTGTCTTATCTGTTAAACGTCGCGATCCGCGGCGCGACCAGGTTAATTAAACGAGGACGGTTTACAGAGCCTCAGATCGTTAAGGAAGTTCTCGAGCGCTATAAAACGGAAAACTCGACGACGCTCTCCTGGATCGATGATAAAGGACTCGACGAGGAGTATTTTCTCGAAAACTCGACCGATAAGCTATACGGCGATTTTACGGATTGGTGTAAGGTCTCCGGGATCCGGTCGAACAGTGTTACCGGGAAAAAGACGTTTTATAAAGAGATCATTTATAAATTTGATTTCGAGGATAAACCAAAACAGCGCGGCGACGGAAAACGGTATTTTGTAGTGAAAATAGATTAAGAGGTCAAAAATGATTGAGTTTGTAGGAAAAATCGAGGAGGACGATCTTTATAAGATCGATCAAAAAATTATATCGTGGCTTAAAAGTCGGGAGCTCGTAAGATGTAAAAATTGTCGTTATTATGATCCTCGTAATTTATGGTGTTTTAAATTTCTCGAGTATATGACCGGCGACGACTTTTGTAGTAAAGGAACAATATTGGAGTAAATAATATGACATGTCCAAAATGTGAGAGAAAAACAACAGTAACAGAGAGTCGACTCGCGAACGATCAGGGCGAGGAGGTCCGCGTCCGGCGTCGGAGGTGCAAATATTGCGGGAAAACGTTTTTTACGATCGAGTACGAGATCGAGTACGCTCAGGGGTTAGATCTGATTAGTCAATATTGGAGAGTCGATAAATGATTATTATCGGTATCGGGATCCTCCTCGGTTTGATCGTTGTTATGTGTGTTCTCGGAGGGTCAGGTCATATCGATCGAGCTCGCGAGGATGAGGAGCAGATCCGTTATTTAGAGGAATGGAGGTTAAAGCATGAGACGCGCAAACATTATAAAAATTGATTCTGATAGATTGAAAGAGGCTTTTAATAAACGGGAGTTATACATAATCTCGGACGTGTCTCGGAAGTTGGGTTTTGAAAAATCGTATTTCAGTAAGTTTGTAAACGGCGATCGTGACACTATGCCGTTAAACGCGGTTATATTACTCGAGACGGTATACGGGATTAAACGCGCGGAGTTTTGCGAGATCTCCGAGGAGGTACCGGCGGAGGATCCGGTTTTACAGATCCGCGAGTTTATCCAGGCGGTCGGTCGGAATAACGAGGCTCACGGTTTTAGGACCGTAAACAACAGACCGACGGATTTCGTCGCGCTCATTCATTCCGAGGTATCGGAGATCCTCGAGGAGTTTAGGGCCGGTCACTCGCCGACCGAAACATATTACCGCGAGGATGGTAAACCGGAGGGCGTTCCGGCCGAGCTCGCCGACGTGATAATACGTTGTTTCGATATGGCGGATTACTACGGGATCGATCTCGAGGCGGCAATCATTGAAAAGCATAATTATAATAAAACGCGGCCGTATTTGCATGGAAAGGAATTTTAAACATGTACAAACCATACGAGCCGGATCTCGATCATAAAATCAACGTCTGTATGAAATGTAAATACAGTAAATCGTTTTATCACGACGGATTTAGAAATCCGAATCGAGCCGGATCTGTTTATTGTGACTATCTGTTAATGACCGGACAATCGAGACCGTGTCCGGCGGATCAGTGTACGGTATTCGAACCGAGGCCAGTTAATGAAAAATTTAAAAGAGGTCCGGGGATTATTATTTAATGGAGGTAATAAAATGTTTCAGACTATGATTACTATTATCGCGACCGTTATCGCTATGTTAATTATTGGATTGGGTGTTACTTTACTCCGGCGCCGGCGGGCGATCCGTAAACATGATGAGTACAGAGATCAATTTCTCGCGAATTATATCGAGGCGAGCGAGTGTTTTAACAAACATAGACGGCCGCGTCGAGTATCGGAAAACCGTAAATAATTATCGAAAAAACAATAACAAAAACTTTTCGTTTTTCTGTTATGATTTTGTGATTTTGTTATTTTAATAAGCATGTATAATTTTTGTATAAGTCAAATATAACAAAAACTTTTTGTTATTTTTCCGATTTTGTTATAGTTTTTGTTATGGCCTCAGCCGTTGAAATTACTGGATTCTTATATGAAATATAACATAATAACATAATTTTTTCTAATTTATATAATATATAAATAATATATATAAATATATATATAAAGAAATAATAAAAAATAAAATATATAAGAAAATGCAAAAGTTTTTGTTATTTTGTTATATCCATATTTTAGGAGGTGACGTAATGACCGCGGATATGGTCAATGAGCTCGATCGGCGGAAAAGAATATTAAAACGATATAAACGTAACGCGGCTATGATCGATCGTCTCTCTGAGAAATTGGAGGAGCTGAATAACAGAATATACTCTCTCCGATCTCCCGGTTTATCCGATATGCCTCGAGGCGGCGAGCCGATCAGGGCCGAGGATCTGATCGCGGATAAACTAATACTTGAACAGAGGATCGAAAGACTTAATGTAAAAGGTCAGGCGTTACGCTCCGAGTTATTGGATTTAATTGATAACCTGGATGATCCCAGGTACGCCGAGATCCTCGAGCGGTTCTTTATCGACCGGGAGGATTTCGATACCATAGCAAATGAGACAGGGTATACCGTCCGTCATGTGATCCGGTTATATTCCGAGGGTATATTATCAATGTCACTATAATGTCAGTAATATGTCACTGATAAAACAGGGGGCGCCCGCTTATAATAATAGCGTGGATCGATGGGAGTTAATTGTCCGATAGGATCAATTTCTTTGTGTTTTAATTCAAGCCTCCACACTTATAACCGTTAAGGCTCCGGCGTTTTGTCGGAGTCTTTTCGCATTTAAAGGATGAGACCATGTTATTAAAATCGTGTAGTAAATGCGGGAATCTCATACCATACGGCCGGAAGTATTGCGAGGCTTGTACTAAGATTGTACAGACTCAGCGGGCCGAGAGGTTGGCAAAGTCTAAGAGGGAGAGTGACCGCAGGTATAACAAGGGGCGGGATCCCAGGTATACCGCGTTTTATCGGGGCAAGGCGTGGAGGCGGTTGGCTCGTCAGCGGATCCAGGACGACGGGTATCGGTGCGCTAAGTGCGGAGCAATAGCGACCGAGGTCGATCATATCGAACCGATACAAACGCCGGCCGGTTGGGATCGTCGGTATGATTACGATAACTTACAATCGTTATGTGTTCGGTGTCATAATGAGAAACACAATCGATTTAAAAAGAGAAAATGAATTGCACATATACCCGAGACGCCCGTATATGCGTTTTAAGAGGCTTTATATATGTATAGGTGTAATTTATCGATAAAACGTTTTAAACGTGTTAATTAACGAAATTACGAGCTCTCACGGGTAGGGGTGGGCAAAATTCTACCGACTATTCGGGGGACAA